AGCCGTGAACCGGGTGCTGCAGATGCTCGGGGAAGCACCAGTCAACAGTCTTGACGGTCAGTTTGGTCTGGCCCAGCAAGCGGAAGACGCGATCAACGACGTGTCCCGCAAGATCCAAGCAGAGGGTTGGTCGTTCAACACGGACCTTGAGCGCCTGCTGCAGCGTGATGCTGTGACCGACGAGATCACGGTCGGCACCAACGTCAGTCGGGTGCGGGTGGATCCATTCAGCTACCCCGACATCGACGTCGTCCAGCGTGGGTCCAGGCTTTACGACCGTCGAGCTGGCAGCTACGAGTTCGACGAAGACCTGTACGCCGACGTCACCTACATCCTTGAATGGGACGAGGTGCCTGAGTACGCCCACCAATACTTCACGATCAAGGCTGGCCGCCAGTTGCAGGAAGCGATCTTGGGTTCAGCTGACCTGTCGCGCATCAACGCAGCAGCAGAGGCTGAGGCCCATGCCCTGTTCCTGGAGGAAGAGGCGGCCAGTGCCGGCCATAACGTGCTGCGAGGCAACCCCAACCACACGGACGTCTTCATGTCCTTCAAGCCAGCCTGGGCCCTGCGTCGCTAAGCCATGCCACTCATCAGCAGCTCCATCCCGAACCTCATCAATGGGGTCAGCCAGCAGCCAGCAGCGTTGCGCTTGGCGTCTCAGTGCGAGCAGATGGTCAACTGCATGGCCAGCCCAGTGGAGGGCCTGAAGAAGCGACCGTCAGCCCAGCACATCGCCAAGTTGTTCAATGGGTCAGCTGGCGCCGGCCGGCCGTTCACGACCATCGTGGACCGAGACGGAACCATCAAGTACCTGGTGTTGATCCAAGACAACGCCATCAAGGTGTTTGGGTTGGATGGATCGGTGAAGACGGTCAGCACCCCAGACGGCACGTCGTACCTCGACATCACGGGTGAACCCAGCTCCACGTTTCGGGTCGCATCGGTCGCTGACTACACGTTCATCGTGAACCGTGAGAAGACGGTGGCCATGTCAGGCACGACGTCGCCCAGCTGGGGCACCAAGTCCATGGTGTTCATCAGGTCTGCTGAGTACGCCACCACGTACAGCATCACCGTGAACGCCACCACGGTCAGTTACACCACGCTGCCGGCTGGTGGCAAGCGAATGTCAGCCACGTACAGCAGGAGCTCCAACACGGTCACGGTAACCGCTACGGCCCACGGCTTGTTCACCAATGACCAGGTGGACATGAGCTTCCAGAGTGGTTCTGGCACTGCAGGCACTTTTACGATCACGGTGACTGGTGCCAACACATTCACGTACACAGATACTGCGGGTGGCACGACGTCAGGAAATTGCACCGTCGTCCATGAACCGAACTACAGCCCGAGCACGGTTGAGATCGCTGGGGCCCTGAAAGCATCGCTGGCCACAGCACTGGGCGGCACGTTCACCGTTACCAACGGCACCGGCGAATACATCGTGCGGATCGCCAAGAACGACGGCACCGATTACACGCTGGGTTCTAGCGACACCAAGACCAGCCTGGCCACTGTGCCCATCAAAGGAACCATCGACTCCATCAGTGACCTGCCTGTCACCGCTGAGCACGGGTTCATCGTCAAGATCCTGGGCGCTGCTGCCACTGGGGCCGACGACTACTACGTGAAGTTCGTCACCAATGTTGGCTCAGGCTTTGGCCATGGTGTTTGGCAGGAGACAGTGGCCCCTGGCATCGCATACCTGTTTGATGCGACGACCATGCCGCATGTGTTGATCCGCAACAACGACGGGACCTTCACGTTCCAGAAGTTCACGTGGACCGGCCGGGTCGCTGGTGATGCCACCACAGCTCCAAACCCCAGCTTTGTGGGGTCCACCATCCAGAACGTCAACCTGTTCCGCAACCGGCTGGTGCTGCTCGCTGACGAGAACGTCATCACGTCGGCCGCTGATTCGTACGACCGGTTCTGGCCTGAGTCAGCACAGACCATCGTCGATTCAGACCCGATCGACCTGAGTGCCGGCAGCCGCAAGATCAACTTCCTCATGGCCAGCGTTGCGTTCTCGAACGTGCTGCTGCTGTTCAGCCGGCATGGCCAGTTTCGATTGGACTCAGGCTCCAGTCTTGGCCAGTCGCTGACCCCTAAGACCGCAGCGGTCACCCAGGTCACAGCGTTTGAGATGGGCGACGTCGTGGACCCCGTGATCGTGGGTCGCACCATGTATTTCGCCATTCCCAGGGGGGACTTTAGTGGGCTGCGGGAGTTCTTCTTGCCGGATGCTTCGGGCCCGGTGCCCACATCGGAAGAGGTGACGTCGTCGGTGCCACGGTTCTTGCCAGGCAACCTTTGCAACCTGGTGGCGACAGCAGCTGAAGAGGCTGCGTACGTCGTGTCCAAAGACCAGCCGACCCGGGTCTATGGGTACAAGTTCCTGTTCGAGGGCGACAAGAAGCTGCAGAGCGCCTGGGGGTACTGGGAGACCAACGGGGGCAAGAGCATCATCGGGGTCGACATGGTGGACAGCGACCTGTACCTGGTGGTCCAATACTCCAACGGGGTCTACCTGGAGAAAGTGGTGACCCGGCCCGAATCCGTGGACGCTGGCACCACAGTGGAACTCCTGCTCGACCGCAAAGCCACTGAGGCCAGCTGCTCCGTGGCGTTGACGACACCGAGCGGGCTCGACACCCAGAGCACCATTACCCTGCCGTATCCGATCGACACAACGAACGCCCACATGGCGGTGGTGGGTCGGTTCTATGCCGGCAACAGCTTGATGCACGGCCAGTCGGCACAGATCATTTCATCAACGGCTGCCGGTGGAACTGGGGGCAACGGAACCCTGACTGTCCGTGGAGACCTGACGTCCGCCAAGTTCTACGTGGGCGAAACCTACGACATGCTGTACGAGTTCAGCTCCCAGTTCCTGAAGGAGCAACCACCAGGCGGCGGCATGGCTGTGGTGGCTGGACCGAAGCTGCAGCTGCGCACCTGGACCGTCGTGTTCGACAAGACGTCGGCCTTCAACCTGCGGGTGACACCACGGGGCCGGGACGCCCAGACGTACCCGTACACCGGCCTGGAGATCGGAGACCAAGAGATCGCCTTGGGGGAACTGGCGCTGCGGACATCCAAGTTCCGGGTGCCCGTCATGGCCCAGAACATCGAGGCCAAGGTCGAGATCACCAGCTCAAGTCCCCTGCCCTGTCGCATCCAATCGGCAGAATGGGAGGGTTGGTACCACACCCGCTCCGCCCGCCTGTGAACACGCCGTACACCAGGCCCACACGGGTCTCTGACATCCCGTACGTGGCGGAGTTCATGCGGGAGGAGGACGTCGCTGAGGTGCGGGCCCAGTCCGGCCAGACGCCACAGCTGTCTCTGCTGCACAGCTTCTTCAAAGGGGACCCGTGCATGACGATGATCGGGCGAGACGGTCGACCCATGGGCATGTGGGGGGTGGTGCCGCAACGGGCCGACGTCGGGTGCATCTGGATGCTGTGTACCGATGACCTGGCCCGGGACCGACTGAACGCCATGCGGTTCCTGCGGGAAGCCAGGGTCCATCTGGACGCAATACAGGCTCGGTACCGGGTCCTGTGCAACCTTGCGGATGCTCGTAATGTGGTGCATATCAGGTGGTTGCGCTGGATGGGGTTCACCTTCATCAAGTCGCACCCACAGTTCGGGACAGAGGGTCGGCTGTTCCTTGAGTTCGTGAGGATCTGACGCCATGTGTGGACCAATCCCAATCATCATGGGTGTCGTGACCGCTGGCCTAGGCATCGGTCAGTCGATCGCTGGCGCCCAGGCGGCCCAGGACCAGGTTCTTTTTGCGAACGCCCAGGCCCAACAGCAGTATGCGTTTCAGCAGAACTCGGCCATGGTGGCCCGTGGCTATGAAGACCTCAAAGCAAACCAGCAAGAAGAGGTGAAAAGAATCACTAGGTTGATGGCCGACAATGCTTTCGCCAACGACGTCGCAGCACTTAATACAAGATTCATACAGGAGCAAGCTGCATCCAGCCAGGAGCAGCAGAAGGGCGCGATTGCTGGGCTTAAGGCCCGGGGTGAGGTCCTTGCATCCGGTCGCCTTGGCAACACACCAGACAACTTGATCGCTGACTTCTACCGACAGCAGGCGCAGTACGACTTTGCGACCAGCCAGAACCTGGCGTTCATGGGAACCCAGCTGCAACAGCAGAAGGTCGGGGCAGCTGCCGAACGTGGATCAAGGATCGCCAGCCAGCAGACGTACATCAAGCAGCCGGTACTGGATCCCTTGGAGCCCTTGTACCAGAAGGCGCCGAGCATGACGCCGTTCATCTTGCAGGGCCTTAGTGCTGGCATGGCTGGTGTTACAACCGGCATGAGCACTGCTGCGTCGATGAAGCAGGCTGGACTAAAAATGAACTACTGGGGATTCAAGCCCGCATAACCCATGGCACGCATTTCCACCGGCCAGACCTACGGCGACACCAACCGCGCCACAGCGGCTCAGCTCCTGGGCGGCATCCCCATTGACGCGACGTCAGGTGCCATTGCCCAAGGGGCGATCACTGCGCCGTCGCTCCAGCCACGGGCGACCCCGGTGTCCACGTTCCAGCAGGTGGGGGCTCCGATCCTGGGTGGGGCCCCGAAGTTCTTTGCGCCACCGGACCTGCCGAACCCAGGCCAAGACATGGCGAACCTGGCCCGGTCCCTCGGGGGGTTCAGCACCGCGTTGCAGGGGTTCAGCGAGTCCTATGTCTCCAAGCAGCAAGCGGACGCCAAGGAGGCAGAGCAGAGGGCCACAGGTCTCGTCACCAAATACGGCCCCGCCTATGACCTAGCGAAGATAACAAGCGCCATTGAGAAGAAGGTTGCCTTAGGCGGGGCCGATGCTCCGCAGGCGGCCAGGGATCTGCAACTCCTGCGCGAGATGCAGAACAGCTCGGTCGGGCGAATTTGGCTGGAGCGGTCGTCGGAGCAGAACGCGATCTCGGAGTCGGTGATGTCGCTGTCGGGCCGGCTAGAAAACACAAGCACGATCGACGTCGGTGGCCAAAAGATTGAACTGAGCTCGTTGCCAACCACTGACCCCAGGTGGAAAGAGTACCGGGACGGGCAACTGTTTGGCGGCAGACCGATAAGCGCGGCTACTGCTGCCAAGAATCAGCAACTCATCTTGAACGCTCAGCTCCAAGCGGACGATGCCCAACGCAAACGCTACAACGTAGCCAGCGAAGTTCAGTTTCAGGGACAACTTGCAGACAACTTGAAGTACGCGGCAGGCGTATATGTGACCAATTTTTACGGACGCGGCGGCATGGGGGCTGCGATTGCCGCTGGATCGCAAACGCTGCAAAGACAAATTGACCAAACCATGCTGACTACACTTACGCCAGAAGCAAAAAAGAAAGTAATAGATGGAATCCTGGAGTCTTGGGCTACCAACGTAATCACAGCTGCAAAAGCAAATCGCCAGTTTATTCCGAATCTTGGCACTTTAATCAATCCCGTATTGCGCAACGTTTTTACCGGGCCAATCGACCAACGCATTGGCAAAGATGGCTACCCAAATGAAGACTTGCGCCTTTACAACACCTTGGGCGGTGAACCCTACTTGGATCGACTAGGGTCCGACCTTCAGCAAAAATCAATCCAAAACGAATCCCAGTTGTCTCAGCTTGCCAAAATTGACGCGGAGCGGCAGTACAACGACGTACGCACAAGTGCTCAAAAGAATGGAACCTTGGGCACTGCGTTCTTTGATGCACAAGAAAAGGCTGCGCTGGCCATCCAGGATCCGTACATTCGTGGTGCTCGCTTGTCTGCTATTAACGCAGATCGGACGCAGTTCGACGCCACGTACACAGCGCCAGCCCAGGCCCAAAAGGCCCTTTACTTTACTCAGCAGTTGGCCTTGACCCAAGGCGACGACGGGGCACGCAAGCAACTGCAAGCCCAGATTCAAGCCGCCCTTGACAACAAACAGATCTCTGGCGCTGCCGCAATCAGCCTTCAAGGATCCATTAACGCTCAAGGAAATAGAGACGTTCGCGCCTACGACGGAGCCATCAACAAGCAATTAGACATAATACGCAAAAGGGAGATGTCGTACTTTGCGTCGCCCGGATCGTACGGCGATAGCACCATCACAAGCTACGAGATGGGCATGATGAACAATTTTAACATTAAGGGATTCCAGGGTGCCCAAGACGAAGTAGCAAAAGCCATCGCCGCTGGCAAAGACCCTGCTGACGCCATCAATAAATACTTCGCCAACAGCAACTTCGGGTTCACCCGTCGCATCGACCCAGCCCCGTCGTATCAGTCCTTGCCCCAACTGATTCAACAGAACACCGGCTCCGCATCGCGCAACGTCATCGACCCCTTGAAAGCCAATGGCCTGCGGGGTGCGGCTCAGAACAAGCAGGTCCTAAAGCAAGATGCGTTCATAAACGAGATGGACACATGGCTGCGCACCGGCAAGCCAACGGAAGGCTTCAAGACCCTGATGAAAGCGTTGACGGGTGGCGGGCAGAAGGCGTCTGACGTGATCCTGAATCAGTACAGGCTGCATGGAATCCCGGTTGACCCTGCAGCCCTGCCAGCGATCAAAGCCCTGGACGGCCAGAAGCTGTCGATGGCCACGCCCCAGTCCCGCATGACGCCCCAGCAGAACCCAGCCCTGATGGGCATCTCGATCGCCAGCAGGGCCTTGGGCGACTTGCTGGTGCCACCAGCGTCAGCAATGGAGATGCCCGCGTTGCCGCCGCTGCCAAGTTTCAGGGGTGGGCCGGCGACGCCACCACCGGCCATCATTACGTCTAAACCCAGGTCAGTCGTAAGTCCGTCGGCCAGGGTCGACGGATACCTGAAGCGGCTGTCGTACATCGAAACCAGGCTGCGCAACATTCCAAACTCCGAGGGCTCTGGAGCGACGGGATACTTCCAGGCTCAGGACGCATTCAACAAGGAAGCGATTCAGGCGTCTGGTGGCAAATCGCCGCGGAGTGCCAACTTCAAAGATGCTTCTGATGCCACGGCAGCCTGGATCCGCGTCAACAATAAAAAAGCATGGGTGGCCATCAACGCTGGCAGGTACGACGAGGCTGACCGACTCCTGCGTGGCACATGGCCATCGCTGCCCGGTGGCACCCAAGTCCAAGAGGACAGCGTCCAAAGGAAAGGCCGCACTTACCTCCGGTAACACCTGGCGCACTGTCGTCAGCAGTCCAGACTGTCTCCATCGCAACTGACCCATGCCCGTCCAGACAATCCGTGACCCCAAGACCGGCGAAGAGCGCAAGGTCTACGTGTTGCCGACTGGCATCGGGGCAGACGCCGAGGCACCCAAGCCCCAACCCAAGCCACAGGCGCCTGGTGGGTTCCTAGGAACCATCAACGACTTGAACCCCATCAAGCAGATCAGCGCCTTGGGCTCTGGTGTCTCCACGTTCCTGCAGACCGGAGACCTGAACAAAGGCATCGCAGCGGCACAAAAGGAATCAGCGGCAACGACGGGCCTGGGCCGGTCCGTTGAGCGTGTTGGCACCATTGGCGCCCAGCGGGCTGTTGACGCAGCTAGGTACGAGGTAGATCGAGCTCGCCTGGCCCGGGAACAGATCGCGGCCGGCACGTCGCCCATGGACGTGAAGATTCCGTCAACCGGGCCCGGAGCTCCGAGCGCCCAGCGTGTGCGGCTGCCCCAGTGGATGGGGTACGACGGCCCCCAGGAGCAGGCCAAGAACCCAGTTGAAGACGTTGCGGCCAACATCCTGGCGTTCGTGCCGTATTTCGCTGTCGCAAGCAAAGCCGGCGCCCCAGCAAACGCATTGGTGCGCACGTTGCCAGGCGTGGGCAAGATCGCCACTGGCTTTGAGGCTGCAACTGCTGGACTCAAGGCAGCTGGTGGACTCAAGAAAGTCGCTGGCGTCTTTGCTGAAGAAGCCGTGTCTGGGGCCATCCCAAGCGCGATCGCCACTTACTACGCCCAGAAGCCCACCGACAAAACCCTGAGCGATGGCCTGAACGACGTCGTCAAAGGCACCCCCTTTGAAGGCATTGTCGCCAAAGGCCTGTTGATTGACCCGAACGACACAGTCGAGCAGGCCCGCATCAAGCAATCCATCAACGACGCCGTCTGGTCTGTGCCCCTTGGGGGAGCCTTGGGCACCGGGTTCCACGGCATCGGCGCCATGGCGGGGGCCACAAAACGGGCCCTGGCTGAGCTTTTGCACAACACCGTCAAGGTCGGCCAGGCTGACGTCGCCATGAAGGAAGCGGTTGAAGCCGCAACCACGGGCACCCCAGCAGCTGCAGCAGCCCCCGGTGCCCCAGCCCCCACTGCGGCCCCCACCCCTCGCGTCGTGTCCGGCAAGCGGGTGTTCTCGTCAGAGGTGTACCAGGGCCTGCGTCGTCAACCGATGTGGGAGAAGACCGGTGTCGAGACCCAGAACGTCTTGGAGCCCCAGGCCAGGCAAGGCGCCCCAGCGGCCCCAGCGCCACAAACACTGCCGGCTGACACCTACTACCCACGCCTGAACTACAGCGACATCAACCCAGGCGCCAGCCCTATCCCAACCCCCAGCGGCAAGCGGTACGCAGAATCCTTGGCGGGTCAGGATCAAGTCGCGATCGAGGCGACGTCGCAGAAGCTTCGGGCATCGTTCAACAACGCAGCAGCAAAGCTCGGCATCGAGCTGGGCCCCAATGCCGGCAGCCAGTCGTGGTCCATGTGGGACATCGGCAAGCAGCTATACATGAACGCCAACCCAGCCAAAAGCAACAAGCCGTATGTGCTGGGCAACCCCCTTGACAACATCCAAGTCCAGTCCGACATCGTCGACCGGATGCTTGGGTTCGAGCTGACCAAAGGCGTCGACGCGGAAGGTAAGCGTTGGAAGTCCTGGCAGCTGACACAGATCGGCCGCAAGGCCCGTGAAGACGCCGGCATCGAGCTGGGCCTGTTGCCGGATCGTGGGCCCCAGCAGCCCCGCAGCGCACCGTTGACGCCAGAGGTGGCTGCAGCCGCCCTGAAGCAAGCTCAGGCTGACCTAATCACCAGTACCCAGCGCCTGCAGACAGAGGCCGCCCGGGAGATGGTGACTGCATCAGAAGCAGCAGCAGTGCCCCAGGGCCAGCTGCCTGGCATGAACCAGCCGGCCTACAACCAGACCGGCCCAATAGCGACCAAGGATCTTGCTGTTGCGCCCAAGGTCTTCCAGTACAAAGCAGAGGGCCAGCTTTCGGCTACGGGCCAGTCCGGCTCCTTGGCCCAGGAAAACGTCTACGACCCTGTGTACGCAGGCGTCGTCACGGTCTGGAGGGACAAGCTGGGGGAGCTGGGCCCTGCTGGCCAGGTCTACATCGCCAACGGCCATAACCGGTACGACCTGGCCCTGCGATCTGGCGCTCAGTTCATGAACGTCTTGTTTGTCGATGCACCGACAGCAGCTGATGCCCGCGTCATTGCGGCCCTGCAGAACATCAAGGACGACAAAGGCACCGCCATTGACGCCGGCAAGTTGTTCCGGGATACCGGCATGTCCATCGAGGAGCTGCGCCTGCAGAACGTCACGCTGAGCGGCAAGCTGGTCAGCGAAGGCATTGCCCTGGGTCGCCTGCCCCAGTGGCTCTTCGACAAAGCAGCGACCGGTGACTTGCCCACCAGCGTCGCTGTAGCCCTTGGCTCTGCTGGTGACATTGACGAAGCGATCATCAGCGACGTCGCCAAGCAGGCGCTCAAAGGCAAGTGGGCGGCCGAAAAGGTTGTCCAGGCCATGCAGGAAGCCAAGTTCGCCAGTGCTGGCGCAGGCCCAGCCGAAGGGGTGCTGCCCGGGTTCGAGGAAATGTTTAAGTCCACCGACGTCGTGGCGTTGATCGACGTCAGGACCGCTGCGTACAAGGCGTTGTCGGTTGAGATGCGGGCCCTGGCATCTGCGTCCAAGGGAAAGAACACCCCGTTCCTGGAGGCCGCCGGCAACGTCATTGACGTCGAAGGCAGTCAGGCCGCACGTCGCCTGGCAGCTGAATCGGTGGCCGTGTTTAACCGGGTCACCGGGTACGAAGGGCCGGTTCGCGCAGTCCTGAATGAGCTGGCCGCCCAGTTGCCCGGCGGCAAGAACCAAGAGAAGGCCGCGGCGGCCCTGGTGCAGTTCAATCTCCAGCGGTTGCGGGATGCGATCTCGGAGGAGATGCACGGGCCCAAGCTGCCGATGGCCCCGAGTGTCCCGAGTGCGGGAACTTCGGCCGCGGCCACCGCCGGCGAGACAAGGCTGTCGGATCAGCTTCGCGGACAACTGAATGACTTGGGCCAAAGCCTGGGCAGCTTGACCCGCACGATCGACGAGCAGCAACGAGCTGCCATGCAGCGCCTGGACGAACGAGCTGCTGCGCTGGAGCAGATGGCCGCAGACATCCCCGAGAACGCCGGCAACCCAGCACCAATCCAGGCGGCACCAGCCACCCCTGCCCTCAGGGCCGCACCGGATCCCGCTGAGAACCGGGCGATCGCTACGGCGCTGGAAGCCCACGATCGGGCCATCGAGACCGGTGACACGCAGGCCGCTGGTGACATTGGGGCTTGGGTGGAGCGACGTGGGGTGAAGCCGCCGGCGGAACCACGCATCGCGGTCCAGCCTATGGGCAACGTGGCAGCTGCCGCCACCGAACCCCCGACGCTGACCTTGCCTCGTGAGCTGGCTGGTCTCAAGCCGCGGTACAGCTACGGCCAGAAACGATTTGAATTGACGTTTGAGACCGACATAGATCGTGTCGCCTACACCCTGGCTGGCGACGCCACCGGCAAAAAGTCAGCGGCTCACCAAAAGTACAGAGACTGGCTGGCATCCAAAGGCTTAGACCCCGCTGATGTCGCCGCGTATGGGGCCCGCGTCGTCAAGCCCAGCATCAAAGAGATGGCGGCCACAGCAGAACCAGGCATGTTGCAAGTTCGCAACCAGGGTTTTGGCGGAGCCGACTTTTCCGCAGAGCTCCCTGACTTGACCGGTTGGCAAAGCGTCGAGACCGGCGTCGGCGGAACCGTTGGTGAAGGGTACACAGGTGCCACCAAGATCACGGATGCCCAAGCGAACGAGCTGGCCCGCATTGCGTACAACATTTCTGGTGTGACGGACTTCGAGATCGTCAATCGGATCAAGGTTGTTTACACCGAAAAGCAGGCTCGGGCCTATGGCGACATGAGTCGGGTTGGCCAAGCGGCGGAAATTGCTGGTTCCTACGGGCCTGGCACTGTCTTCGGCAAGTCCATGGCCGAGGACCAGGTCCGCGTCGCCATGACTGCGTACGGGGCAGCAAAGTCGTTCACGCAAATGCTGAGTACCACGTACCACGAATCGTTCCACCGGTTGCAGCGTTGGTTTTTGAACGAAAAGGAGCAGTTCATCCTGGCCCGTGGCGAAAAAGCAATTCGGGAACTGGCAGCCCAAAAGGCTGAGGCCAACGGACGGCCCGGCTACGCCAGCCGGTTCAGGGACGGAACCATCAGCCTCAAGGAATCGCAAGCCGAAGGCTTTGCCGCGTACATGCAGGGCTTCGGCAAGGTCCCGATCGAAGGTTTCGCCAAACTCAAAAAGCTGGTGGACCAGACCATCAACGGGCTGCTGACCTTTGGCGAGTTCAAGACCTGGGACGACGTGTTCGAGAAAGCGGCCCTGGGCGAGATCAAGGACCGTGGCCCGGTTGGCGGTGCCGACGACGGTGTCCAGTTCGCTGCTGATCCCCCGGACCCCGCTGAGTTCGCACGGCGCATTGACCAGAACATGCAGGCCCTGGAGTCGGGCCAGCTGGAACCAGAGGAGATCGCCCGCATGGGGGCCAGCGACGTGCGTCGAATTACCAGTCGGTCCGGCAACACCCAGTACGTACCAGGTGCCCCCAATGAGCTGATCGCCAGCAACCGGGCCTTGGGCGAGATGCTGACCAGCCGGGCCCAGCAAACCGGCATCGAGAGCTACAGCCGGCCAGCCATCGTCAAGGCCGCATTGGACCAGCTGGATCGTGACGGGTGGGCCGTTGAGTCAACGGTGACCAGGCTTGAAGCTGCCCGCCGCGGTGACCCCAAGTCCCAGGAGGACCTGGTTGCGCTGGCCGCCAACGTCATCCATCGGGATGGCCTTGCTGCCCAGAACGGCATGACCGCGATCGAGTGGCAGTCAGCCGTGGACGATAACGACCGTGCTGCCGCTATGCAGCGCCTGTGGGCCGGCCTTGAGGACCAGCATCGGCTTGACACCTCTTTGATGACAGCCACCCGCAAGGACGGTCAACGCTTGAGCGTGATGCAGATCAAGCATCAGATCGACCCCACGCACCGGACGCTGCCAACTGGCACCGTGCTGTACCACGGCACGTCGCAGGACGCGGCTCAAGCCATCGTCGACACCGGCTTTCAGCCGTCGGACGCCAGGAGCAACTTGCTCGGGACTGGCGTCTACTTTGTCGAGGACTTGACTTACGCAGGGGCCTACGGGGAATCGGCGGCTACCGGCGACGTGCCGTCTGACATACGGATCTTGGACATGGTGGCCATGGACAAGCGCATCGCCGACCTGGTGCAAGAGCTCAACCTTGGGCCCCTAGAGAAGCGAGGTGGTGAGCTGTTCATGACCGAAGCCCAGAAGGTCGGGGTTCGGGACTGGGCCACCGGCCAGGGCTATTCCGGCATCCGGTTCAGCCCGGACTTTGAGATGCGCGAAGGTGCCGCCCCAGAGACCGTGATCTACGACGTCAACGTGGCAAACCGGATCGTCGGCAGCAAAGCCGCTGTCGAACCCGAGGTTCCCCGGTCCAACGAGTCCATCGGTACCGACATCGAGGACGAGATCCTGGATCCGGCCAACACGCTCTTGGGCAAGCTCGATCCCGAGATCCGGGCCGACATCGAGGAGGGGAACCTGACCCCCGAAGCGACTGGCGTCACGGAAACGATTGCCAGGCTTGCCATTGAGGGCAAAGACAACCCAGGCCAGCGGGCCAAGTTCAACAGCATGGTCAAGCGGGTGCCCGCCAACCGGCTGAACCAAGAGATGATCGGCCAAATGTTCATTTCGTCGCTGCTTTGGTCGATTGGGACCCCAGCCAAGATGCTGCTTGGCTCTGCGTACAGGGCCACCACCATGCCCCTGAGCCAGGCCTGGGGCGAGCTAGCGGTAGCAGGTGTCAGTGCCGCTATGCGGGACAAGGCAGCAACCGCCCAAGCCCTGCAGAAGGCCGGCCTGGACATGCAGATGTACGGAAAGATGGTGACCAACCTGAGCAATACGTTCAGGCTGGTTGGTCATTCACTCAAGGAAGGTGAAGCCTTTGGCAACCTTGGGGTTACTTCCCAGGAACTTGTTAGGCGCAAGCTAGCGCCAGGCGACAAGCAGATGTCTATGTTCACGGATCCAGAAGACCCGACCAACACGCTGGACAACCCGTGGTGGCTGAACCCTGAGAACAAGAACACGCCGGCGCGAGCCGTGCGCTGGTCATGGCAGCTCCTGAACACCTCCAGCCGCGTCGCTGGTTCGATCGACACCTTGTTTGCGTCAATGATGGGCCCAAGCGCTGAATGGTCCCGAATGATGGATCTGGAGCTAAACAAGGCCTATGGCCGCGGATTGGTCGGACAAGAAGCTTGGGATGCAGCCAGCAAAATTGTTGACGACCGCATTGAAAGCCAATGGGTCGACGTCGCAGTCAACGGCAAGATGATCCAGAACGGTGCGTTCACAGGCGTTCATGCCAAAAACGCCATGGACTGGATCAACTTCACCGACCCACTGGAAGTTGACTTTCAACCCAGATCGTTTGAGTACGGCATCATCAAGGCCAAGGAAGAAGGCTTGACCGACGTCGCAGAGATCAACAACCGAGCCATGGCTTGGGTGGAGGAGGAGCCGCCAGCGGCTGCGCAACTTGGAATGAAGCTGGGCCAAACCGTGACCCTGCCCGCCAAGCTCCTTAAAGACGCAGTTGGCCACTGGCCAGTCCTGCGCATCTTGCACTCGTTCCCGACGTCGCCCGTCAACATCGGCAAAGCGTCGATGCGCGGTTACGGCTTCACGGCACCGTTTGTCGACACGTTCTGGCGCGACATCTACAGCGAGGACCGCGGGACCAGGTCCAGGGTGATTGGGGAAGTGGCGATCGCGCAAGCCACGCTGGCCTTTGGAACCGCGTTGGCAACCAGTGGCTGGGTTGAGTTTTCAGGTCCTGGGACGTACAACTCCCAGGTGCGGGACAAGATGAACCGTCTCGGCATCGAGCCGTACTCCATTCGGTTCAAGAACCCGTACACCGGTTGGAAGACAAAATGGTGGAACTTGCAGGCGTTGGACACAACCAGCAACATGTTTGCCGTGATTGGCCTGATCCAGAACACAGGCAACAGTATGCCCAAGGAAGACCTGGAGGCCCTCACCAGTAACGCGATCTTGGGGGTCATGGAGTTTGGGCGGCAAGTTGGTTTTGCCCAATTCTCCAAAGACATGAACAGGTCCCTTGGCGAGATCGCCAATTTGATTTCGGACCTGCAGAACCGGAGCTTTATTCCGGTTGAGGGCCAGATCGACCCGTACAGCTCCTACGTCCAACGACGACTCAGCGGCTTCATGCCGTCGATCTTCAACGTCGCCCGCAAAGGCGGGGACCCGTATCAGCGGGCCATCGAAAAATCGACCTTGCCGCAGCCGATTGCGTTTGTCCATGAGCTTGGCGAGCGGCTGGCCAACAGGATCCCGGGCCTGTCGGGCACCTTGCCCCCGATCCTGCACCCCATGACAGCAGAGCCGATGCTGGTCTCCGGCACTTGGGGCTTGGAGTTCATCCCAGCTGACCAGCCCTGGCTCAGGGCCATGGTTAACGCCGCCAGCCCCCTTGGCTTCACCACCGGCAAAGCTGGCTCTGACGACCCCGTCGACGTCGAGCTGGGTCGTCTATCTGGCCGCGGCGCACAGTTCCAGATTTGGAGCCCCAGGGAGTTCAACGAGGTCGCCAACTACCGCCTGAACCAAGTCCAGCTCAACAAGCTGGCGATCATCACAAGCCAGCTCGTGCCCCCTGGCCGTAGCGCGACGCTGCACCAGAGCCTTGCGGCCATGGTGGCCCCCAACTCCACCTACTGGCAGCTGCCGTCCCCTGAGCCCAGCAAGGTCACTTCCAGCGCCAGGGTCATCCGCATCAACAAAGAGATCGACGTCTACAAACCGTTCATTCGGGAAGCCTTCTTGGCAACTGAACCGAAGCTTGCGAATATGCTGGCAGAACAAAAGAACGCCAAGACCCAAGCCGAGTACGAAGCCACCTACGGCACTGGCTCCCCCTGGTCCCCCACCCCCCGCTAACCGCTGATGGCTTATTCCTACACCCTCTTCACTGGCAACGGGTCAACCACCCAGTACGCGGTGGCGTTCCCGTACATCCGCCGGGAGCATGTTGCCGTCACGGTGGCCGGAATCCCCGCCACGTTCACCTGGGTCAACAACAGCTTGATCCAGATGGACGCAGCGCCAGCTGTTGCTGCTGCGGTGCGGGTGTATCGCACAACCCCGATCGATGCACCGCTCGTCGACTTTGCGGACGGAGCGACACTGGTCGCTGCTGACCTAGACACGAACTCACGGCAGTCCATTTACATTCAGCAGGAACTTGATGACGCTCAGGCGGACAACTTGCCAAATGTGATTCCGAACGGGAACAAAGGAGACATCACGACGTCGGTCGGCGGCACGGTTTGGGCAATCAACACAGGCGCTGTTACCAGCGCCAAGATTGCTAACGACACCATCGTCAATGGAAACATAAATGCGTCCGCAGCGATTGCCGCCACCAAACTTGCGTTTACCCCAGCCGGGAACATTGCGGCGACCACGGTCCAAGCCGCCGTCCAGGAATTGGACACAGAGAAAGCACCCATTGCTAGCCCGACGTTTACGGGCACCCCAGTAGCCCCTACGGCTGCCACTGGCACCAACACCACGCAGTTAGCCACCACGGCTTATGTGGTGAGTCAGGCCGTTGCCAAAACCGGTGACACAATGACCGGCGACCTTGTTCTCCCAAGCCTCAACGGTGGCCCCATCGCAGGCAACCGGAACCGCATCATCAATGGTGCAATCGCAATCGACCAGCGCAATGCTGGTGCTGCCCAAACTTTTACCGCAGCTGCCGCCTTGGCCTACAGCGTGGACCGCTGGTACGGCTATTGCACTGGCGCCAACGTCACCGGCCAACAAGTAGCGGGTGCCACAGCCGGACAATTTCGCTACCGCTTTACAGGTGCGGCCAGCGTCACGGCCATCGGCTTTGGCCAACGCATCGAGCAACTCAACAGCACCGACCTTGCCAACACCACCGCAACCCTGAGCGTTGACCTTGCCAATTCACTGCTCACCACTGTCACCTGGACGGCTTACTACGCCACCACTGCCGACACCTTTGGCACATTGGCCAGCCCAACCCGGACGCAGATCGCCACTGGCACGTTCACCGTTACCAGTACCGTCACCCGCTACAGCACCAACATCAGCGTTCCAGCAGCGGCCACCACCGGCATCGAGATTGTGTTCACGGTTGGCGCTCAAACCTCCGGCACTTGGACCATTGGTAACGTCCAGCTAGAACCAGGCACCGTTGCGACACCTTTTGAGCGTAGGTCGCATGGGGCGGAGTTGACGTTGTGTCAGAGGTATTACTATCAAACAGGTAGCTCGTACGATTTTTACGCTAGGTCTGCAACGGTATCAGCAACTACATACATACCATTGATTCATGAGTTTCCAGTAATTATGAGAGTAGCGCCTACCTACAGCGGTGCAAGCGCAACTTTTTCTATTGCAAACCTTAGTGTTAATTCAAATAGTACTACATATAGGAGGCATCTTTCGATTTTAGGGCTTTCTAATACTCCCAACCTTGATGCGTATTTTATCCTGTCTACTGGTTATCTTTCTTGGACAGCCGAGCTGTAACCCATGACCTACCAAAACCTAACCTGAGAAGACACATGTACCAACTCACTGCCTCTGCCACCATCCTCCGCCTTGCGGACAACGCTTTCATCCCACCCGACCCCGCCAACACCGACTACGCCGCCTACCTGGCCTGGCTCGAAGCTGGCAACACCCCCGAGCCTGCCCCCGAGCCCCCGGCCCCCGAGCCCCTGACGCCTGCTGAGCGCCTGGCGGCATCTGGGCTCACGGTGCCCGAACTGAAGGCGCTGCTGGGGCTTTGATGGCCGTTAAATCCAAGTCCGGCACCGCCCGGATCGAGCACAAGCCTGGCCCACCCAAGACCACCAGCCAAGGTCAAGGCCAGCGATCACGGCCCCGTCGTCGTGGTCGCAAGCCGATGCGTGGACAGGGCCGGTAAGGTTAAGCGGTAAAAGCGTCGGCACAGCCCGGGTTTTCCTATGACCACGGATGACCTGTTGTTTTCGTGCCGGCGCTACCGCCACTGCCGCCAAAAACTTCCAGCGTCCGACCTGTACCGTGACGACACAGGCGTCATGGTGTGCAAGCCGGGCATGTGCCCAAACGGCAAAAACCTGAATCGCCAGACTGCGCTTGACCTGCAGCTCCAACTCAGGCGTCAACGCAACGCCGTGAAGGAAGCCAACAACGCCAAGGAGAGCCTGCTTGACCAGGTCCACAGCCTGCAGGAACGCCTGCAGGTGGCCCTCGACATTCAGGATGCAGGCGACATTCCGACCATTGAGTCAAAGCCCGGCACCAGCCGCAGCGAAGCGATCCCGGTGCTGCTGTGTTCCGACTGGCACTGTGGCGCTGTCGTCAAGCCGGACACCGTGAACGGGCTCAACCGGTACGACGTCGACATCTTCCACGACCGGGTCGCAGCCCTGTTTCGCAACACGGCCAAGGTGGTGCGCATGGTTCGGTCCACCAGTGACCTAAGTCGGATTGTGGTTTGGCTTGGCGGCGACATGATCGACAACCAAATACACCCAGAACAAATACAGACCCAAGAGCTGAGCCCAACACAACAGTTGATTGAATGTGAGCGAGCGATCATTGCAGGCTTGAATTATTTGTTGGAGGACAAAGGCTTTGAGCAGGTCATCGTTCCTTGCAGCTACGGCAACCATGGCCGCACGACGATCAAAATGCAGGCCGACAACGCCCATGCGACCAGCTACGAATGGTTGATGTATCAAAACTTGCGGCGCCACTACAAAGGCAACGACAGGGTCCAGTTCCATGTCAGTGACGGCAACATTTTGTACCTGGACGTGCTGGGGCAAAAGCTCCGGTTCCATCATGGCGACGCCATCAAGTACGGCGGCGGGGTCGGCGGCATCACCGTGCCCCTACAGAAATGGGTGTACCGCCAAGACGTCGGCATCAGGGCAGACCACAGCTTCTTTGGTCACTTTCACACGTTGACCATGGGCCAGAACTGGTCCGTCAATGGGTCCTTGATTGGCCCAACGGCGTACGGGTTGAAGCTGGGTTTCCCCCCGGAGCGCCCCCAGCAGCTGCTGAGGTGCATCGACAGGGATCGTGGGTTCACCATTTCCGCTCCGGTCCTTACCGACTGACGGCTTGTCGGTAGAATCAAGCGCAGGCCAACCGACCTAGGGGCAGTGATCGAAATCATCGCCGCCTTGGTCGGCTCAGCGTTTACAGCTCTGGTCATGGCCACCAATGGGGCCATTCGGGGCAGCGCCACCAACCGGGAGGTAGTCACCCGGCTCACGGTCGCGGTCGAAAACGTGGCCACCAGGCTTGAAGAACTTCACGTCGACATCCGGGCTGACCGCAAAGAGACCTTTGGGCGCTTGAACTCCGTGGAGCAACGGGTCTCTAGGCTCGAAGCGACGACACAGCACCACGCGTGAACCCAATCGAGCAGGATTTAGAGCTGGCCTTGCGCCAGGAACGAGTGCAACGCACCCTGTTGCAACTTCACAGCGCCAAGGACTACGCCAGCTTGCTGGCCATGGCGGAAAAACTAAACGTGGCGTGGCACAACGAAACGACCAGGGTCCGATGGTTGGCCAAGGAAGCCGCCAGCAACCTTGCACGGAGCTGCCAAACTGGGGCGAAACCACCGATTACCCATGACTCCCCGCATCGCTGAGTACGTTGCCGTTGCCATTGCCATCCATGGCGCTGCAGTGGCCATTGTGAACCTGACGCCCACCCCCAAGGACGACGAGGTACTGGGCAAGTACAGCAGAATGGCCGTGAAGCTGTACAGGGCCATTGAAATCCTGGCTGGCGTCGTCACCCCGCTCGTAAAACGATGAAAGGCAAGAGCAAGGCCGAGGCAAAAATCGGCAAGGTCATGCGCGAGTACAAGTCCGGTGGCTTGCACAGCGGAAAAGGGGGCCCGGTGGTGAAGAATCCCCGTCAGGCCCTGGCGATCGCGCTGTCTCAAGCTGGCGTCAAGCGTCGCGGTCAGTAGTCCCAGCGAATGCGGGGTCGCCCGGGGCGCATCCCAACGTGGATGAAGCCCTTGGCGGCCCCGTAGCCCAAGGAATACGGCCACTCCTTGTCGGCCCAAGCCTGCAGCGCGTAAACCGAGGCCCCATCGATGTAGAAGTCGACGGCACCGGTGTTAGGCGCGTTGTAAAGGTGCTCGGACTGGCTGGCACCACCGACTTGAGCGTTGATCCTGGGTGGACGGTGGCCGCTGGTAATAATCGCAGGGCCACCAAAGTGGTCCCGGGCCTTTTGCACAAACTGGGCCAGCAGCAGGGCCGTGTCGCACTGGTGCTGCGCCGTAAACCTGCGGGCTTCTGACTGCTGCGTGAACTCCCCGTAGGTGACGTTAGGGGTCAGCTTGTACGAGAACGGGGAACCGGGCTGGAACAGGCCCGCCTTGGACTCTGGGGCGGCCCGGTACAGGGTTGCAAAGTCATCCAGCTGCTTGGGGGTCAGCGTCTCCTGCAGCGCGTTCCAAGCTGCCAGCTGATGCGACAGACCTTCATCGTGCTTGGCGGCGTCAGCGAGGCGAATGGTGGCCATCTGCGGTCACAGGGGTTTTGGGAAACACTTGAACCCTATCGATGTCCCAAGGCATTTGCTCCCAGACGTCGGACGAAAGCGCAGCTTCCCAAGCCATCTGGGCCGTGGTGGCCATCACGACGGTTTGAAACGAGCACTGGGCTTTGGCCCCTTTGTATAGCACAAACTCGCTTGGGAGCCGAATGACCCAGGCCTTGACGACTGGTTTTTTAGCGACGAGTCCGTATCCAGCCGCCGGCCGCCGGTGCCGCAGCAAGATCCGTAATGCTGCCCCCAAGAAGGTTTCGGTCAAGAGCCCCTTCAAGGTCTCCCATGTACGCCTGAAGCTCAAGGTCCCAGAGCTCTGACTGCCGTTCCTTGATCGCTCGGTCTTCATCGATCGCCAATGACTCGTTCCAGTATTGAACGGCGCCGGCCAAAGCGTCGAGACGGTCGTCGTGGGCCAGGCACCCGCGGTCGACGGTGAGGTGGGTGAGCTGGTGGAACAGCTGGTACGCCAGGCGTTTCTCGATTGCTTCATCGTCACGGCCCTTGGCGTCTCCCTCGATCACGGATCGGCTCACGATCAGGCGGTGCTGGTTCAGCACAGGCTCCAGGGCCGCAATGATCCGCCGTTCTTTCTGCACGTTTGACCTGACGGTCTCGATGCTGCACGGATGCTGCACCTGCAGGTACGGCTTCAGGAGGCTCTCCAGCATGCCTTGGCCAAACTGGTCCTCCAGGAGTATCAGGTTGACCTTCTGGCGCTTTGCAGCGGCTGCTAGGCCCTGCAGAACGGGTTCTGTGTAGCCTTCACGGAACGCACCGGACTCCAGCAAAAACAAATTGCCGTTCAAATGGGCGACGATCGCGTACGCCGTTTCGTCCAGGCCGCGGCCAGACGGGTCAATGAACATGACGCAGCCGTCAAACGGCAACCAAGTGCCGTGGATGTACGCCGGCCGGTAGTAGTAGTCCCCGCTAAACCCGACGGTCGGCAGGTCGCTGATGCGGTACTCGGCGCCAGAGCTCCACACGACCTTCTCGGGCCCGTGGTCGGACACCTCAAGCACCATCAGGTCCGCCAACTTCAGGGGGAACCGTTCGGAATCGCTCAGGCTGGTGTCCAGCTGGAATTGCAACGCAAACGCCGACCGGCCGTACGACGTCTCGCGTTCGAGCAGGTCCATCTCGTTGAACCGACCTGGGTCCGTGGGCTGGCCCGTGAACTCCGGGCAACCATCCATGATGACTGGGGCCAAGCAGTCGTTGTACCGGGCTGGTTTTTCGGGGTACCGGGCGGGCCAAATGCACACCTGATACCCGCGTTGGGCCAACTTGTTGTAGACGGACTCCTCGGTCTGAGGGGTCCCGAGAAACATGATCTCGCCGCCAGGCTTCAGGATCGCGTTGAACTCACCGACGGCTGCCAGCAGTTTCTCCCGCATCCCAACGGACCAGGCGGTGGTGGGGGTTTCGACGTCGTCTGGAAGGATCAAGTCGGCCCGGGACCCCGTCAACTGCCCAAAGATCCCCACGGCTTTGACCGATGGGCTCTGATCTGGGATGGCGGGCCTGACGTCGAACCGGTTCACGGACGACCGTTGTTCATCCCGGTCCGGCTCCAAGCACTGAAGCATCGGGATCTCACGGATCAACCGCAAGCAGAACATGGTGAAGTCGTCGGCCCGGGTCTTGGAGGCTGACACGACCATGATCTTGAGCTGGGGGTTCCCCCGAAGCAACCACAGCACATAGGCCGCGGCCATCCAGGATTTGCCAACGCCCCGAAACGCCTCGACAATCCTGCGCTTGGACCCGTGCTGCATGTACGCAGCAATGTCGAGTTGGATTGGAGTGGGGTCTGGCAGGTTCAGGTGTCGCCAGACGATGACCAAGAAGTACCGGAAGTCAGACGCCAGGGGCTCCGGCAGCTGGACCCAGCCAGTGGTCACGCAAACACCCGATACGGCGAAACTGGGGTCACCACAAACTCGCTCCACCCGGTCGGCAGCTCACCGATGAAGTTCACATGGAACCCAGCCATGCCAGCGATCTCACCAACCACGTCGATTGCACGGTCATGCGTGTAGGCAACCAGGGCACCGTCGCTGATAAACCCAGCCTCGGACGCAGCAGCGGTCCAGGTGTCAGCGTCGGGGAATCGTAGGAACTGCGTCATGGTTGCGTGATGGCTTGGAGAGTGGGGTTGGCAAGGCGGACGGGCCAGTAGGTAAGGCGTTGGATAGTGCCGTTAAGAGCTCGCACTCCATCTTGGCGATCTCCTATTCTTGCTTGAGTTAGGGTGGGCATATTACAAACCGTGTCTAAAGTTTCAGCACTTCCGTTAAAAGATGCGTTTGAATTATTTAACTGATAACCAAGAACCTCTTTGATACTTGTGCCAACGGTGAAGCCTGAAGGCGTCCAAATTGCTTGCGATGTTGTTGCAGTTATTTGAGCAGAAGGGTTGGAACCAGCTGTTTGATAAATTTCAAGTAGATTAGTATTAGTTCCATCGTTAAAACTAAAAACACGCCCTTGCTGAGTGTTTGTTGAAGCAGTTCGCAAAAATTGACCAAACACAGTCCCCTCCGTCTGGTTGTACCAGGAGCTAAAGTTTGTCCCCGTAATACTCGCCACATCAGCAGCGCGAGTGACGGTTGCGGTCGTGGTGGGGATGTAAGAGGTGGCGAAGGCTCCGGCTTCGAGTTGGGCGCCCCAAATTAAAATGGTGCCAGTACCAGTGCCGATGTAACTGTTTGCATTGTTTAGGATTCGGATAGTAATGCTACTTGCTACACTTGCCGTAGCTGTAGCAACTGATATTACTCGAACCCATCCATTTGCGTATACTGTTGTTGATGTAGAAAGACCTGATGACGAAGCTATTATACTACCTGTTGAAAGATCTACTCTGCAAGAAAGTCCAGTTGTAAATGCTGCCGCAGGAAAAGCAAAGCCACCTTGCGTAAGAGTGCCTGCTTTCATCCAACAAGTAAATGTATATGAAGTTCCTGAAACAAAACTAACTGTTTGAAGTAAACCGTGTATTGTTGGGGTAATATCGAGTGAATCTTTAAGTTCCCACGCAGTATTGGTTCCATCAGGCGCAATGCCTGCGGCTGAAGTTTCGCTAGTATCGGCATTAGTCCAAGTTGTATTGAATTGATTGCTTTGTAGCGCCAGGTTCGTCCTAGCCTCCTCCACCAACAACCCAAGGCTTTCACCCGTGGTCGGGTTGTGGTCGAAGCGTGCCTCGTTGGTGGTGGCTGTCTTAACCAAACCATCGGCCCCGACGTAAGTGCCGGTGCTGGCGCGGGTGAAGGTGATCCTGGAGTCTAGGGTCTTCTGCAGGGCAAAGCGCAGGTCTAGGGGGGCGGAGCTGAACAAGTCAGTGGCCCCGCCTTTGTCCGCCAGGTTGCGCTCCAGAGCTCTGTTAAGGCGCTTCGGACCCAGGATCTGCATGGTTCAGCCTTGACGTGAAATGGCGACCTTGAACACGACGCTAGGGGTGCCCCCCGAGAGCGACACCAACCTGCCACGCACAAACATGACCGGCGCTTGCATCATGGTGTACCCGGTGGTGCCGTTGGCCGTGATGGTGGTGTCGACGTTATTGGAGTCCAAATTGAACCAGCTGGTGGCGTCCAGGGATCCTTCAAGCCGGATGACGACGTTGGTGCCGATGGTGGCCACGGTGACCTGGAACGCGGCGTTGTCGGACCTGGAGCTGCTGGCGTAGTCGGTGACACCAGCAGCGGTCAGTGTGCCCAACGTCGAAACAAGGGGGGTGCTCACGGGAGATCAGGCGGCGTAGGTGTCGATGACGGCAAAGTTGATGGCGACTGCTTCAGCCAGCGCACCACCAGTGATGTTGCTCACCCGAAAAATTGCAGTGCCAGCGCCTACGGAAAGGATGTTGAGCTGGTACGAACCAGCTGTGCCACCAACGCCGCAATTTGCAAAAACGACGTCAGTGGCGCTGATGGCGCTGTTGGTCATCGTGAAATTGACGCTGGTGCCAGACGCCAACGAAGCGTTGTGCATGGTCACCACGCCGGCTTTGGCGTTGACGACGACGGTCGTGGTCTTGCTAGTGAGCTGGGTGACCGTGCCGTAGCTGCCGGGGCCAAAGCCGATGGCTGAGGCAGCAGCAATCCGGTTGTTGGTGTCGGTGGAGATGAAGAACCCAGACGGGATGTCAGCGGGGTCGGGCATGGGGGGTTAGGCGGCCTTCCGCCGTGGCATCTGCACAATCTTATCCATATCCGGCAAAGAAGCCACCAGGTCCCCAAAACCGGTGCCAGCGACGGGTTGGGCCGAGATGCCGTTGTCCTTGAGGAACTGGCGCAAGATGTTGAGCTCAGCGGTGCTGATGGAGCCATCGTCCAGCTTGGATTTCAGGTGGTAGGCCAGGTCGGCATGAAGGTCGGAAAGGACCCGAGAGGTGTCGGCCATGGGGGGGGGGACGCAGAAGCAGGTGCAGGCAGGCTAAGGCCGCCATGGGCCCCCATGGGGCTGACGACAGGGAGCAGTAGTACATATGTGTGTGTAGCTAAAGAAGGGGGAATAACCACCCCCCCTATGGTTACCTATAGTTGCCCTATGGATACCTATAGTCACCTATGGTCAATAGCTCTCCGAAGGAGAGCGGTACAGGACCCTATGGTTACCTATGGTGATACAACCATCTAGTTAGACTATGGATACCTATGGATACTATGGATTAGGTCTTATGTGTATAAGAATAAGAATCCATGGGTACCCATAGTCCCCTATGGGTTTTGGACGGCTGACGCCGGCACCTAAAGACCAACAGCCAGCCACCCTATGGACACCTTTGCGCAACCTCTGGGTACCTCTATTAACCAGGTGTGCGTCGTAGGTGGAGAGAGGGGAATGGGGGTGAGCTGGGGGTGGGGTGGGGGTGAGCTGGGAGTGACTATTTTGGCCCAAAAATGTGAGGGGGAGTGTGGGAAATTGGGGGTGAGAATTTTGACCCAAAAATGTGAATGGGTTACGCATACCCTCCGGGCGTCGCATCCCCCCCCCCCTGGGGGTCCCTCGCGGGGA